TCTTCCATACCAATAACTCTAAACCATTTACCATTCCATCCAGTTTGATTATGACTCACACCTATAATATCACCAATAGCATGATAATAACCCTGTGCATCCGTAGTAAAATCACAATAATTTCTATTATATAAACCAAAATCTGAATAGAATTGACACATTCGCATTGCTTGCGATTTTCTCTTTATTCCTCCTAATCTAATAGTTTTTAATTTTGTATTAGCCGGTGTTCCATATTGATCCATTCTTGAATAAAAATCTTCACTATCTTTTTCTACAGCATCCCAAATATATTCATTATTAAAATTATCATCTTCATCTTTAACTGCTCTTTGAATATATTCAACCCTATATCTATTTGATACATCCAAATCTCCAGTTCGTTTAAAATTAAATGATCCTTCTTTAATATTATCCTTTACTATTTCAAAATCATCACTTGTATTTGGAGACACCGAAAGATCTTCAAATAAATCAATATAGGTTGAGGTTTGATCCTTAATTAAAAATTTATAATCTGTTCCTGATATAGTTATTTTACCCTCATCACCAAACCAATATATATCTGGATAAGCTGAAAAATCAGCATAGAGTCTACTTACTGTGCTTGATCCACCAGCTTGAAATTCCCCTTTTGTACGATCAGAAAAATATACTTCAGGAGTTTCATTTGGGGTCTCTATAAGAGGTTCAATTAAACCTTGTTTTAATCGAATAAGACCCCTACATGTAATCATCATATCTGTAATAATATCAAAGGCCATTGACCTTGCATCATAAACCTGTGAAAATCTAAATCTTGGCTCATCAACCAAAGAATCATCCCAATCAATGATTTGAACATTTTCATCACAATAATCTGATGCAATTTTCCAAGGACTATCCGCTGTATCTGGATCACCATTAAAAAGAGATACATCCAAACCACAACCCCATATTGCATTAGTTAAAAAATTATAGCAGCACCGAATTGGATTAGCATCTTCTTCTCCTGATTCTATATTAAATGCTTTTATCTCAGCAGAAATAGAAGGTAATTTTGAAAGTACTGATTCAGAAACATGTAAATCAAGTACAGTATAAGCAGAATATTTAAGAGGAAGTGCAGGAATAGATTTACCGGATTGATAAGAAGCCATTGTTGAATCGGGTGTCTGTACTGCTGTTCCCAAATAGGATTCAAAATCTATATGCCAACCATCTTCTAAATCCCCAACAAGTTTATCATCTACCCAATAAACTCCAGTAAAACTATCAACTGGCCCTTCACAATGACACACTGCCCAATCAGCATCCATATTAGCAATATATTCTGGATTTTTTCTTGATCCCTGATTATCCATACCAGATTCTAAATCTCCAACCCAAATAACACCGCCAAAAACTTTTACTTGACCAAAAGCTAAAGGTACTGGAGTGGATCTTACATAGGAATTTTGTCCAAGATCACCCAAACCTGGAGGGGGAGGGGCATCTGGTGGATCTATCCATAAACCAAGCTGACCACCAAGAGACATACCAATCATAGCTCCTTGAAAGCCGCCAAAGTAACCACCAAGAGCACCACCAATTATCATTCCTACTGTTTGTCCAGTAGTCTGACCCATTTAAAACTCCTTATAACGCATTATCCATGCTATTTTTTTTATATAAGACGGATATAAAGAATCAAATCCAACTTTTTTATCTCTTGCTTTATATCCACACTTAGCATGAATAAAATGATTTTGATCTATCATAATTCCACTATGATGAGCAGGGTAACTTCCACCAAACAATTTAAATAAAGGTATATCACCCTTATCTAATAATTCATTTTGAGATAAAGATCTAAATCCCGCATTTACTAATACATTATAAAGTCTTTCTTCTACATCGGTATGTTTCCACCACGCAACAGTGTATTCTTTACCATCACCTTTAGGTAAATCAATACCTGCTCTATGATAACTCATATATAACAAACCGGCACAATCAATACCCAATGTCGATCTGCCGGAATGTCTAAATGGAGTACCTATAAATTTTCGTGCATTTTGAACAATTAAATCTTTTATATTATTGGTTCTTTGGGAACCCAAGGATAACCCCCATATTCAGAATAGTTACTAAAATCATCTTCACAAGTTTCATAATTTTTAGCACATAGTTTTACTACGTCTATATTAACACCACTTAAAATACTATCATCAAATGGAATTCTTACAACCACTGTTCCTGTAGTATTAGTTAAAATAGGTCTAACCTGTCCTATTAATGCTCCATCTTTTATTTCAATATACCCAGGAATAAAATAATCTACCACTTGTCCATGAGCACAAGTTAAAGTAATTCCATCTGAATCAGAAGATAAATTAACATTAGTAGTAAAATCAGCTAAATCTAAATCGCATGTACCACTATTACAAAAAGTCCAGTTACAACCTGCCTGATATATTCTCTTTGGATATTGCTGATCAAGATAAGGAAAAGGTTTAACTGATAGCGTTATCCAATGTTCATCTCCTTTAGGTTCATCTGTAAATCCAGTAAACAAAAGCATTTCAGCAGCAATATCCCACTCATCATGGATACCATCCCATTCAGGAACAACAAGATAAATAGAAACACCTATATTATTATAATTACCAGACATTACATTATTTTTAAATGTAAGATCAACGTGATCTAATCCAATTTCTAATTCATTTAATATCGTTCCTTCTTCAGATCTAATTGGATTTCGTTTTATAGCCAAAGCAGTATAATCTCCTACATCAGTAGTATTAGCTACAAAACTTTGTGTTCCTGAAGCAAGGCCAAAACGATATCCAGTTAAAAGAGTTACACCACTTTTAAAAAAATATTTTAATTCATCAGCAGCAATGGCTTTTGACATTATATCCACTCCCTAAATGTAATAATAAAATCCCAAATATTTGCTTTATTTTCAGGATTATCATATTCCATTGATTCATATTGAACTTGAAATTGTGTTCCATAACCAGTATTCCAAATAGTAGGAAGAACATTCCACGCAAAATTTGTCAATTGCCCTTGATTATCATTCCAATGTGTAACAATAATATCCTTTTCTGAATTTGTTCTTCCACGTACTTCAACTGTCCATCTACGAATAGATTCAGTTGATTTTAAACGTGTCTTACGTTTCCATCCTTCCATATCAGTTTGTAAAACATTCCACATTGGAGTATGAGGATTAATAGAATGAACATCAAAGCTAAAAGGATCACCTGCTGCCATAACATCACTCCTTAATAAGCGTTTTGAATACCTTTTCTAATAGGCTTATTCTGTTTTAAATTTTTAACCATTTGACCTTGTATAGTATCTGAGTGTTTCATTAAAAACTGAACTCCCGATTGTGTATCAATAGCACTTAAATGAATTGGCATATGATATTCTGTTTTACCACCACCAGAACTTTTTTGCATTTTTCTCATCGGAGAAACCATTTCATTTTCACCGTATTTAGTCTTTTCTCCAAAATTATATATTTCACCGGACTTTAATCCTTTTCCGACAATTGGTTCTGTAATAAGGCCACCATCAGCAAAACCATATCCACCACCTTCACCACCACGAATCGTTTGAACATTGGCTGACGTTGAAGATGCTGCTGCCCCACCACCACCAGCACCAGCACCAGTACTACCACCAGAACCAAAAATACCACCTAACCATGACCAAAAAGTACCACCACCTTTACCACTACCAGAACCACTACCGGAACCACTACCCCCCTGAAAAGAATCATACATGCTATTCATACCCGCTTTAATATTTTCTAACCAGCTATCACTATGCTCTGATGCTTCTTCAGTATTTTCTGCTATCTCAGCAGATATATCAGCAAGATCTTGAGAGACACCCTGTACTCCTTTTCCTGTAACACCTGATATTTCTTGCGTTAATTTTCCAAATTTTTCAGCCGTAAAATTAGTAACATAAACAGGAAGGGGTTTTCCCAAACTCACTGATGATAAAGCACTTTCTTCTAATTTTGGCATGATTACCGGGGATTCTATTCCAGGCATCTTAGTTATATAAACAGGAATAGGTTTCTTTGCCATAATTTCTTGTGCTTCCTTTGCTTTCTCTTTACCACCACCGAACAATCCTTTAAAACCAAAAATAGATCCCTCATTTCCTAACATATCCTGAAGATTATCAGTAACTGTGTTTTTAATAATTACTTTTAAAGTATCTTTTAAAATTTGTTTTTGTAATTGATCCAACGCTTCTGATACAGAATCCACACCATCGACTATTTGAGATAAAGCATCAGTAAATCCATCAGCCCAACTATTAGATACTTCAACCAAATCATTCCAAATTGGATATTGTTTTTTCTTTAATTCTCTTTCAGTTACCCTTGTCATTTGGGTCATCATTTCTTCCATTGCCTTGCCTTCAGCCCTTACAGCAGCAGTAGCCTTTTCTTTCCATTCACCACCTTGTTTCCATTCTTTATTATAATCTTCTAACTTCTTTTGCATTTCAGCCATTGCACGTTGATGTGTTACTCTAAGATCCATTATTTCACCCTCTCTTTGTTTAATGGGTGAATATGATCCCTTTAAAAAAGCTGCTTTTTTAGACTGTACTTCTAACTGAGCTATATAAGCTTGATGTACAAGATTCATTTTTTCTTGTTCTTTACGTTGCGCTTTAATTATCTCAAATTGTTTTTTTAATTCAGGAAGTCTTTCTTTTTCAATTGAATTTGATTTTTCTGCTTGCCTTACATATTCAGCAAATTCAATATTAATTTCTTCAAAAACATTATTCCATGCGCTTGCTTTAGATGCTTTAGCAATAAATTTATCAAACTCAGCATTCATTTGTTTAATAGCATTATCATCACGTATTTTAAAACCTTCACCAAGAGCTTCATTAACCTTATCTATATTCTTAGCAAAAAACTCATTAGTAACAGCTAATTCTTTAACTTTAATTTTAATATCCTCATACCAATCTTGAGCTTTTTCCCTTGGAGTCATTGGTACTTGTGCTACATCTCTCATGAATTGTTCATAAGCACGTTTCCGTCTTGCCAAAGAAATTTCTTCTTTTCGATTCCATTCTGCTGTTTTTCTAAGTCTTTCATTATTAATAAATTGTTCATATTGATATATACCACCTAAAACTTCTATATGAGCATCCCAAGAATTCTGCATTTCTCCAGCTTGTTTTTCAGTCATCTCCAGCACACCATCATGATATGCTTTAAACATTTTAGCAAGATCTTGAATATTTTTTCTGGTTTTTAATTTTAATATATCAAGAGCATCAATTTTTTGTTTGGCCTCTATATCAAATCTTTTTGGCCCTTTAAATTGTGCTGCCTCTGCCCTGCCCATTTCCTTTTGCATCTTAAACCACTCATCAAGAACTCCAGTGGTATATGTAAGTTTAAATTCTTCACCAAGGGTAGCAGTTTCCTTTTTAAGTTCTTTAGTAAGTTCAACCCACCTTTCTACGGTAGCTGTAATATCCTTATATCCTTCACCCAAATTTCCTACTATTTCCCATAATTCATTCTGTGCATCCATATACTCTTTATTAGCACCGGACATTTCAGCACCGGCCATTTCTTTTAATTCCTTTGCTGCTTCTCTAAAAGCTGCTCTATTTTTAGCACCCAAAATAGTAAAGGATTTAAGATATAATTGCCAACTTGCTAAATATGTTGCTCCTGCTTTAAAAGCTGATATAACCCAACTAATAGGTTGGATAAGAGCATTAATAAGAGCAAATATTACTCTAAACCCTTCACCAGTAATATAAGTTACTTTCAATAAAAGTTCCATTGATTGTAAAAAGCCCTTCATAGCACCATCTATTCCCTCAGTATTACTACCAATTTGACTACTCAAACCCAACAATGACAATGTAACTTTAGCAACTGATCCTAAAGTAATAAGAAATAATTTACTTATTTCATAAACTTCAATAACACTGAGTTTTATTAAATCCCATCCTGCTCTCAATGCTGCTGCTGCTTGTCTACCCTTTGCTGTTAATCCCTCCGCTTTATTCCAAAAGGTTTCTATAAAATCTTTTAAAGCCTTAGTCGATTTTAACAAAGCATCTTCTAAAGCAAATCTTTTAAGCATTTTCCAAACAATTTGTAATTTATTTATTACCGCTTCCCACTCATCTTTTAATGCGTTATTCATTACCGAAAAGGGTTTAAGAGCATCGGCAAGAACTTCAATCATTTCCTTTCCTTTTGCCTTACCATCATCTATCATTTGTTGAATATCTTTACCCATAAGCTTAAACATCATTGCTAATTGATCGGTTGCTCTTTGCCTACCCGCAATGATTGCATAAAGTTCCTGCTTCATCTGAACTCCAGCATTTGCCATACCTTCGGTTAATGCTTTAATTGCTGTACCAATCGTAGCAATACGATGTAAATCTTCATCTGTCCTGGGTATGATCCCTGCTTGAGCAAATGTTTTAGTCAGCATCAACATATCATCTAAAGTCAAAATAGTTTCTGCTGCTACAATTTCCAGTTTCATCATTAAATCTCTGGAAAATTTATAAGCATTTTTAAAATTCTTTTCCATGTCACCAAACATTTTAAAAGAATACTGAGCAGCAAGAGCCATAGAGTCTCTACGAAATTTTGCAATCTCACCCATCGTATCCATAAAGACACGCTTAACTGCCTGTACTGCTCTTGAAATAAGATAAATAATTGCCGCAACTTGCCAACGGAAATTTCTTATCATTTCCCAGGATCTCCGTAAGAACCCTTTTAAAGATGATGTTTGTACCTGCTCAATTCTTCTGGATGCATGATGAGACATTCTTTGAACTTCAGCAGAGTGTGTTCTCATTGCAGCAATTTGTTCCTGTAACAATGCTTTCTGTTGACGAATACCTTTATTAGAAAACCCTGCACGTTGTAACCGTTGTAATCTTCTATATTCTTCCTGTAATTTTATAAGAACAGTTTTATAATTAATAACTTTATTTTTTAATTCTTCAACTTTTGCTTTTCCTTCTTCAATTGATCTTTTACTTACAAATCTTTTAGTTTTTAATTTATCAATTTGTTTAGCTAACAATTCATACTGTTTTCTAATATCCGTAAACATTTTATCAGGAGTTCCATAAGTTTTTCCAGAGGTTATGGCCCTGATTCTATTCATAGTTTGTCGTACAGTAATCAAAAGAGCAGTTTCATAAGCTTTAAGTTTTCCCTTATCTAATGAAACTGATTTATTTAATTCAACTTTTATTTGTTTTGCATAATCTCTTAACCTACGAATATAAGTAAGCATTGATGCTCTAAGCTGTTTATCTTCTGTAACAGCTAATTGTTTTCTAACCCTAACAGCTTCAGCTTTAATATCATTAATTTTTCCTTCTAACCTTTTACGCATTTTAACGTGATTTTCTAAAGCGGTCTTTATTTTAATAATATTTTTATTTGTAGCTTCAAAATTATCCTTGGTAATTTTACCTGCTTTTCCTAACTCACTTGTTAAAGCACGAATACCAGCTCTTATTTTTGTTGCATCACCTATTGTTTCATCAATTTTAAATTGTCTTTTTCCTTTAGGTGAAAACTTTGCATATTCTTGTCTTGTTTTTCTTATTTGATTTTCATATTTTTTAAGAGCATCTTCAGCAGCTTTAATATTAGGAAGAATTTTATTAGGATCAATTAACCCTGCTTTAATTAATAATGTTGCTTGTTTTTTTACTTCAGCTAATTTATTTTTAAAAGCATCAAGCTTACCACGAAGCTCATCCCCTCTCTTTATGGATTTCATTAAGTTGCCAATAAATCCTTTACCGGCAAGCATTCCACTTTCAGCCACATTAGCAATAAGAGGTTGCATTAAATCTTTAATTTTAGAAGGTTGAAACTGTGCTTTCCATCCTTTTAAAGTATCTGTTATTGTAGCAGATCTTGCTAATTCATTTTTTTGATTTCTAATTTCTTGAGTAAACGTTTTCGCAATTTTAGCAGTATTAATAGTTTCTTTTTGAATTACTTTTAAAGTCTGTTGCGCTTTATCTGCTAATTCTTGGTGATAAGCTTTTTGTTTACCTGTTGTGGCTTTTGCTGCTAATGCTATTTGCTCATGATATACATTTGCTGCCAACTTATCAGCTTCACGCAATTGTGCTAAATTAGCATAAACCTGTTTTTGTCTTGCAGCTAATTCAGTTATGCCTTTTGTTTTATCAGCAGCATCAAGTGATGTTCCTTTCAATCCTCCCTGACTTTTTAATCTATTCCATTGAGATAAAGCATTATCAACTAATAATTTAGTACTTTTTGATACTGCACTTGATTTTCTTATAACCGAATCAGCAAGAATATCAAAATGTCTCCCCATCATTTTTGATAATTTTGCATCAGATTGTTCACCAATAGCCTCCATTTTTACTTCTATATCACTAATTGCTTTTTCATACTGTTTTGCCTTATCTGCAAATGCATCCTTTGCCATTCCTGGTTTTTGTGCTGCTGCTTTAAC